GACAGAGCAAAAAGCTAAAGCTGTAAACTCGAGAAAACAACTCGAAACGGAAAACTCATCCGTGCTCGCCGGTTCTCAACGCATCAAAGCGAAAGGGAATCAAAATAAAACTGTTTCTAAGAAAACCGTTCGTAAAATGGTTAAACCGAAACATCCCAAAAATGACGACCGACTACCAAGTGGTTCACCAACACCTGAACCACAGCCGGATCACCACAATGACTACAGAAGGTTATTTGGAGAAAACGTATTGCCTTTAATTAAGGCATACAAAGTCAGACACAACTTCACTATACCCATGTCCATGGATCAGGACAAAAAGGAAATTTTGAAGAAGTTTTGGGACCCAGTTGAAATAACTAACCAAACACCACATGCCTTTTCACGGGCCGTCAAGGAAATAATGGAAGTAAAATGTATAGAATTATGCATTGAAAATTCGATCCAACATTATAAACCTGAAGACAACTTACTCATTCACGATATTGGAGGCAATGGCGTTCGTCATTGTTCATTCAGAAGGGATTACGTGCACACAGTTCAACCAAAGGCTAACATACTAGGCCATGGAAGTCACTGTAAGCACACTCTTCACGAGTGCATCACAAATCATGAAATTGGTAGGCTCATATCATTTAGTGTTCATTCACTATATTACTTTGATAGAAAAGACATAATTGAATTGTTACTTAAACAGAAAGTCCAAATCCATTTTGCTGTCATTCACTTATTTGACTCACAAATCCCTAGAGGAACAATGACTAGGGGTGAAGGCACATATGAGATAGTAAACAATCTGGTTAAGTTTCAAGCCAGTGGTAACAAACACTGTTACGAACATCCCCCTCACTATGACTATAGTACAAACTCTTCTTCAAAACATGGAGAAATTACTCTCAATTGGGAAATTATAGAATCTTTAGAAGATCACCACATCTTAAAATTTTCTATTGGTAGCAACCTAAAACCAAGAACAATTGAGAAATTAGGAAATGAGACCATTAGTGGTCTAGACATACCTAGAGAGTTATTGGAAATAAAACGTGAACTGTTGTGTGGAACTAAGAGAAACACACAACTATTTAGAAACTTTCTCCGCAAGTTCCCCTTGCGTGTCAGAGAATGCAGTCCAGAAACTATCAAATGGATTGACTCTCACGGACATACCAAGATAGCAACTTACCTATACCACCATCTTGATGATGAAATCGACATACTTAGGGAGTCAATAACTGATGATTACGTTAACAAAAGCATTATTAACGAATCACTAATTAGCGGCAACCCAAGAACATACAACATCAACATGGCCCGGAACCTATTCATGTGCGTTAACTTCATGGCAATTCTGACTTACAATTATCAATACATAAAGTCACTATTACAGTGCCAGAACAACAAACTCATTCATCCGACACGTTGGATTGAAAGGTTTGCACGCAGTACAGTACATTTTTGGAACAGAAGAGAAAACACCAACACTCTTTTAGTTAGAATTTGGAACTATGCCATGGATTTAAAACGGGGAAACTTTGGTTTAAATACCTACACATTTGATTCATTCATCCCAACAAGTAATTTACCAACTGTCTTTAATCCGAGACATGTGTGGAAAAATAATCTTGATGCAAAATTTTGCCTGGATGAAGTTCAAACAACCTTTGTTTCTGGAATCACCATCACAAACTTTTTCATCTTTATCACTTGTTTTCTTTTGAACTACATGTTTTCAACATTTTTCGCAATACTTTCAGTGAAAATAGTTAACGCTGTAGTTTCTATTGCATACAAATTGCCAACATCAACAATCAGGCGATTTCTAGCTTCAGCGACTCCCACTTTTTGGAGAGTTTATGATGTATGCTCACCAAAAGAACTAGTTGAAATGGACGAAACTGCTAAATTGCGTGACATCGAAGATGAACCATGCCAACCCAAAAGAGTAGTGAACTTAGTAGGAATTGGAATCAAATCTTACATACCTATATTACCTAGAGATTGCACACATAACATCAGATGTGGGATTGTAAATAGAATTCTTTTCAAGAAGTCTAAACAATCCTGGGACAGTGTCCCAGTTCATCCACATTTGGTAGCTTTTCTTGAAGAATGTAAGAGATCACTATTCACCATAACAGAAGAAGAATGGTTAGAAACATGTAAACCGGTAAAACGGCAAGGATACATAAAAATGCGCGAACAGGAATTGATGAAACTTGATTACGTCACTGACAACACGCACAAAGCATTTGGTAAACTTGAATTCGGTTTAGGCAAAGAAAAATTTTCTTGGAGAATAGTCCAAGGTGCTAGTATTAATGCAATTTACACAATACAACCTTGGTACCAACCTTTTTCCAAAGCCTTTTCTGAATATACAGATTGTGAAAACCAAGAACTCTTTTATGCTTCCGGAACCAATGGATTAGAAGTAGGAAAATGGGTCAAACAACATCTTGATGCAGGACTGATATGTTACGAATGTGACTACAGTACTTTTGATGGCAGCCAGAGTAAAAGTTGCCTGATTCACCAATTTAAAATGTACGAACAAGCTGGAGCTCCAAAAATAGTTCTAGATATGTTCAACCATCAACTCCGAAAGAAGGGGATTCTCAAAGGATGGAAATTTGAGGTAGATGGAGTTTTAGCGAGCGGAGTACCAAATACGAGTGTTGGGAACAGCTTAGTAAACATGAACATCGTACACCACATCTACAAAAAGCAAGGAGCAAAATGCTATCAGATGATTTTAGGGGATGACAATGTCATTTTCTCCGACAAATTCATTAATGTAGATAAGGCAATTCAAGACTTTCTTCACTATGGCTTGGTAGCCAAATTGAAGGCATCAACACCAACTGATTTAGAGTTCTGTTCTAAAATATTTTATCCAGTTGGAGGCCAGTTGATTTTAGGTCCCAAAGTGGGACGAGTCTTGTCCAAGACATTCTGGGACCGTAGAAACCTGAATGTTGAGCAAAGCCGTGGTTGGTTACACGGAATTTGCAAAAGTATCAAAAATGACGTTAGTTTCGTCCCAATTCTTAGGGAAGCAATGGACAACATGTACCAACAAGTTAAAGAGTACAAAGAAGACCAGACGCACATTCCGGATTATTGGTGGCAAGTGAAGCAAACAGAAACTATAAATTATGATGACGAAACCATCGAATTTATGTGTACAAGATATAATTTAGTCCCAGGACAAATTGAGGCATTAATCAGTGAACTTTCAACGGTAACAATACCTGCACTGATTTCTAACCCAGTCTTAGATCACATCTGTCAAATTGATAACGGGGGAACCCCAAATCTCCTAGTGGATACTTTAGTCACGTCAGAAGTGATTATGAACGAAGAACAAAATAAAGTATCAAACTACTGGTATCCAGTTTTAATAGCACCAATTCTTGAAGAAGCTTTAAAACATTTACCATATGTGGGAATTTTTGTGACACTATACATAGTTTATTTCGAGAGTTGTGGATCGGCAAGTATGGGGATGTTTAAGCTAGCATTGCATTTGGGAATGAGTCAATTGGACCTTCCAAGTGCCATCCTCAGTCATTTCATTTGGAATATTTTAGTTACTTGCCTTGCAACCTGGTCTGAGAGAGTTCATTCCAGTGTAGTACAAGAGTACAAAGCTATACCAACTTTTGAATCATTATACTTATCAATGGTCAATCGCAAACAGATGCCTATCGTTAAAAAGAAAAAGAGAAAACAAAAATCTAGAAATGCATCTAACAACCTTGCAGTCGTCAGAGGAAATGGCGGGTACTGGCAAGATGGATTTGAAACAATTGGAAGAACCATTCGGGATTTAATCCCTGATGGATCTTTTGGCAAAATTGGAAGCACAGCCGGAGGATACTTCGGAGGGCCCATGGGGATGACACTAGGACAATTACTAGGTCGTTCAGTTGCCAAAGCAGTTGGTTTCGGTCAAGTCTCAGTTCGGTCCAATTCGTTAATAAGAAAAATTGACGAAGGATCAAGCATCCCTGAGTTTGGTAATTTCGAAAACCTAACAATGTTAACTCATAGGGAATATATATGTGATATTACTGCCGCAGGAGGAACAGCCTTCACTGTAAGATCATTTCCAATAAACATCGCTGACAGCACTACATTCCCTTGGGGATCAGGAGTTGCACGACATTTTGAAACATGGATTCCCTGTGGAATTATGTTCGAATTCAAATCTTTGTTTTCAGACATAACCGCAGGTGGAGCTATGGGAAGTGTGATTATGGCCACTGATTATGATTTGTATGATTCAGATTATGCAGATAAAATTAAAATGGAAAATTCACAATATGCTAATTCAGACAGACCATCCGTCAGCCAAGTTCATGTAGTTGAATGTGATCCTAACTTATCTTTCTCACCCTTAAAACACACAAGGGTTGGAGATTATCCAAGTGGATCCGACAAACGTCTTTATGATTTGGGAAAATTTCAAATCGCAACCATGGGCTTGCCAGTCACTTCCGATGCTGTGATAGGTGAACTGTGGGTTACTTATCAAGTTGCCGTCATGAAACCACAAATACATGATGATGTCTTAATATATGACCACTTCTACTTACCCAGCTCAATAACAACAGCCCGTTACTTGAGCGTAGACACAACAACCAATTACACCGCTAACGCGACTTCATCACTGGGGGGATCAGTAAACACTTCAACTTACACTTTCCCTTCTTATACACCGGCCGGATCTTACATGATAGTTTACACTGTAAGAGGAGCAGCCAGTACAATCACTACTCAACTATCCCTAACTTATGGGACAGCATTAACGGCACGTAATGATTTTGGCAACGGTACATCCTCCACCCCATATGCAGCACTGCAGGCTCCACAGTCAGGAGCAACTTCGTGCACGCAAACGGCATACATTTCTACTTATAATGTGGCTTCTACAGGAGTTCAAACATTTACAATAGCCCTAGGAACATTACCAGGGTCAATTAGTGGAGCCGATCTTTGGGTCATCAAGCTTTCTTGATGCTGGAGAGTTTCGCCTTGGTTCGGGCTTTATAATAGAACTCCCTTGACGAGAACCACGTCCGGGGTTACAGGCTTTCGTGAGCTATTAATCACGAAAACATGCATACGGTTTTGCAAACAACCCATAACAAACCGACAGCTTTACCTTAAATTTGC